AGATGATGACGGCGTTCCAGACGCTCGCCGGGTTCGTCTCGGGAACCCTCGCCCCGGCCTTCCAGCCGGTGTCCGACGCCCTGGGCAACCTCGTGAACGTGGTCGCGCCGCTCCTCATGCCGTTCGTGCAGCAGCTCGGCACGCTCCTTCAGGGGGTAGCGCCGATTCTGGCCACGATTGCCACCACCGTGGTGAACGTGGCCACCCAGATCATGTCCTTCGTGATTCCCATCCTCACGCAGATATTCGCGTTCATCAACGAGCACATGCCGCTCATCCAGACCATCGTGACCAACGCCATGACGGTCATCCAGACGGTGATTCAGGCGGCGCTCGCTGTGATCCAGGCAATCTGGAACGCGGTCTGGCCGGTCATCCAGAGCGTCGTCACCACGGTGTGGAACGCCATCAGCACCGTAATCCAGACGGTTCTCGGCGTCATCCAGGGAATCATCACCGCCGTGACCGGTGCAATCTCCGGCGACTGGTCGGCGGTTTGGAACGGCGTGAAGCAGGTGGCGTCCAGCATCTGGAACGGCATCAAGAGCCTCGTGTCCACGGCCGTGAACGGCGTCAAGAGCGTCATTTCCGGTGCCCTGGGAATCATCCAGAGCATCTGGAGCAGCGCGTGGAACAGCGTCAAGTCCCTGTTCTCCAGCATCTGGAACGGCATCAAGAGCGCCGCGTCGGCCGGAATCGACGCCGTTGTGAGCACGGTCACGGGAATCAAGGACAGGATCGTAGGCTTCTTCTCCGGTGCCGGGCAGTGGCTCGTTGACTCGGGCAGGGCTATCCTCGACGGCCTTGCGTCGGGCATCAGCGCGGGATTCGATGCCGTCACCGGCGTGGTCGAGGACGGCCTCAACTTCATCCGTGGCCTCTTCCCGTTCTCGCCTGCGAAGCGAGGGCCTTTCAGCGGCCATGGATACACGACGTTCTCCGGCAAGGCTCTCATGGGGGACTTCGCCGATTCCATCAGGAGCCAGGCCGGCAAG